TGTTGTGTGCTTTCATATTTATTGTATGTTACTGACGGATTGCCACTGTCACTTAAATTCATTAAACCTTTGTAAATAACCTTTATTGCTTCTGCTGGGTCAAGGTTTGAAGCGTCTTTGTTTTGGTAAAGAGTAACATTATAGAGACCATACGGAAACTCTTTTGTGCCTAAATACACAAAACCTAATGATGGAATTTCATTGTCTGTGTTCAATGATACAAAATAAATTTGCATATATCTTTCTTTATAGACTGTGTTCATATTGCTGACTTGAAAAGTTTTTGACCTATTTGTTTGTTGACTTGTTATAGTCATTAAAGGTCTGTAAGCAATTGAAGTCATTACGTCATATAAATCAAGACGAAAATTCACATTGATAGTTGTTCCAGAAAGTTTAAAAGCTTGTATCATATTTCAACAAAGTATTTTTCAATATATTCTGGTGCAACTTTTTTTGCCTTTTCTATATCGCTAGAAGACAATTCGTTTAAATCTGGCAACAACCAATTTTCATTGTTGTATTCATCTTTAATTTTCCACGTCATCTTTTTTCTTTTTCTTTTTAGAACCTTCTGTTTCAAACCACTTGTCACCATATCTGTTTTTCATATCTTGCAATTGATCTTGGTTCATATCACCAAGAACCAACCTTGAACCGCCAGTGATAGATATATTAAGGTATTCTTTTTTTACGATTATCATAGTATTGTTTTTTTATAAATATAAAAATTAGCTTTTTGTTTACAAAAAAAAAGGCAACCAATAAAGTCGCCCTTTTTCAAAACAGAAATAGAAAACAATTTTTTCTTATGGTGTTGGATAGTCTCCAGTATCAATACTGATGTATGTCCCGTGATCCGTAATGCCGTCAAACGGAAACCCAGATGTTCCAGCACCCGCAGAAATTGTCATATAGTTAACTTGCTCTTGTGCAGTAAATGTTAACGTGAAGCCGTTTCTATCAGCTTTAGCCGTTCCCGTTGACATAGCACCGCCAGTGACCGTGCAACCAAATTTCGCACCCATTAAAAACAAATTGTCGTTAGCGTCTAAAACAAAGATTTGGCAACGACCTTGTATTAAATTGTTTAAGTAATTTAAATCTTTTGGCTCTATATGAGCCAACGCAACTTCTAAAACTTGCTCATAAAACATTGTTCCATTCTCGTCACTTGTTGTGATATTTGCGTTGTATGAAGCCGTGTTTGGTCTTAAATCGTATTGGTGAACAGTAATGTTTGCAGTTATACTTGCAATTTTTCTTTTGGAAGCGTCAGCACTAAAAGTAAATTTTGACAACAACCCTTCGTCATAAGTCATTAAATATACTTTTTGAACACCTCCAATTGCGTCAGCACAACCCACAAGTCGTCCGTCTCCAACATCACACGAAAAATTATATAATTTATTAGCCATATTTTAATGGTATTAAAAAGTTAAAAAAAGGGGTGGTGTATTTCAACCACCCTTTTAAAAGTTTTATGCGTAAAGAACC